TCACTTGCTGACAGTGACGTGATGAACAGCATGCTCTGACCGGTCGTAGTGTTCGTTACGATCGGATTGTCACACGGCCCCTGAATGACGTACTGTACAGGCGTAGGACGGTTACCTATGTTGGTCAGGTTAAATGAGGTACCCGGAAGCGCTCCGCCGCCAAAGTCTACGTTGAACCCGATACCCTCATCTTGCTCGGCCTGATCCCAGGATAGGATAGGTGCCACGTTCGTGTTGCCCGCATTGCGGACTGCATTGATCTTAAATCCGCCAGCAGCTGTAACAGCACCATCGAATGCTTCGACGTTGAAGGCTGCAGGCTCAGCCGTACCCTGTGCCCAAACCTTAGCACGGAACGCGCTTGTCGTTGCTACGCCCTGACCCTGCTCAAGCTCGACACGAACGTTGATCAGCGAGGCTGCCGTCAATCCACCAACAGTAGTCGCAGCGACGAGAGAAGAGTTGACGCTTGCCACCGTCTTGCTCAAAGCTATCTGAATCGTGTTCGAGGTCGTCCAGATGAGCTCGGCCCGGTAGTAGTTGCTCGCGTCCACTGCACGTACGTCAAGCAGCGCAGAGATGCTACCGCCCGTAGGTGTAGCAGATAGGAACAGGCCCTGAACGTACGCGTAGTGGTTTACTACAGCCGTCACGTTAGGCTGTGCTGTGTATACCGTCGTGGTAGACGCGTTGAGAGTGATCTTGGCCTTAGTACCGTCAGTGGAGAAGTCTGCCGCTGTGCCTGTCAAGGTGTAGGTGTGACCAGTGTCTGCGGTACCCAAGCCGCTCGCCGTGACACGAGAATACGTGTCACGGAACGTAACGAAGTTCAACCCGTTGCCAGCTACGCCACCGTAGGCAATGATCGTCGAGGTCAGGTTCGCATCGTAGATTCGAGGGTCCTCGGCATACAAAGCGCACTGCATGCTTGTGCACCCAATACGTCGAGCTGTGTCCCAATCGTAGTGAACACCTCGAGGCTTAACGAAGAGCAGCCTCTCTGCTACTGAGCCCGGACGGAAGTAGAATGGGATCGGTGATTGCACCGGCGCGTAGTTCGCCTTGAGGCTATCGAGGTATCCTTCGATGTTCGACGTGTCGCCATACACCATCCCCTCGACGATGATGTCGCGGCCCTTCTCGAGCTCGGCGTCGATAAAGCTACCGTCTGCTCCTTCGTGGTCGCGCACTGTCTCTCGATACGGAGCATTGTCCAGTCCTGACACGCGCGATACGTCGAAGTACGGCGGCAGCGACGTGAGCACACCAAGCCGGACTCCAGTGTCATTCAACTGGAACTCGTACTCGTTAAGTCCTATGGCCACTACCTACCCCCTGCCAACAAGAACCCGAGCTCCATCGCGTGCCGCTTCGGATCGATCTCCTGGGTGGTGATGTTGATGTTCTGGTTGTACGCCGTATTGTTGTTGCTCGCGCCAGCTGTGAGAGTGTTACCTGCGTTCAGTGCTGCGCCTCCTGCAGAGTACCCCAATGCCGCATTCTGCGAAGCCATACCGTCTGCGAGGTCTCTCACCAGATGCTGTCCAGCGTAGTACAAACTTCCCTGACCCGACAACGGACCCTTCTTCGCTGGCGAGAATGGGAAGAAGTCCTTTACAGCCTGAGCGACCTTCTTCAACGTGCCAGGCAAGGCTTCCGCCTTATCCTTGATGCCATTGATGAGACCCTCAAGCAAGTGCTTGCCTGCGTCATACAACCACTTTGGCGCATCCGCGAAGAAGTCTGTAATGGCTGCCTTAGCCTCCTCGAACGCAAGCTTGATGATGGCCTTAAAGTCCTTGAACTTGTCCTTCACCCATTGCCAGTGCTCCCCCCAGTCCTTGAACCAGTGGATGATGTCGCGGATGATATCGATCAGCCAGATGACGACAAGGCCGATGCCGATGATCGCTCCGACGAACACTGTGATGATAGCAATGATCGGACCACCCAAAGCTACGAGTAGGAGGCCTGTGATGACTGCTGCGATGATGGCAAACCACTTGCCCAGGAACATCAGGCCGTGAATCACCATGTCGACTGTGTCCTTGTGCTCGTGGTAGAACTGTACGAGGTATGTGAACACAGGCTTGACGACGTGGTCGATGACCCAGCCAACCATCTTGAAGGCCTCTACCAAACCATCCTTGACGATGTTCGCCACCTGCTTGGCTGAGCCAATGAACTCGCTGTCGAACTTCTGCTGCAGCTCCTTAATGACTGGCGCGACCTTCTGCTCGATGACGTCAGCTAGTCTCTGAAGCGGAGGCAGGATGTACTTCTCGAACGCGTCCTTGACAGCCTTGCCGAATGGTACGATTACACCAGTCCAGAAGTGCTCAACAGTAGCGGCCGAGCGGGCAATGATGTCCCGGAAGGCCTTGCTTCTCTCGTATGCTACGACGAATATTCCGCCCAGAGCTATGAGGCCAAGGACGAGCCCTGCTACAGCACCTACGAGGATGAAGAAGCCTGTACCCGCAGTGACAACAGCCGCCGCAATACCTGCGAGGGCTCCAATCACGATGAGCATGACGCCGCCGACGATCGACAGCACCGACACCAACGCTATGCCAAGAACGATCCATTTCTGCGTGGCTGGACTCAGGTTGTTGAACGAGTCGGCGATCTTGTTCAGCCAATGCAGTAGGCCGACCAGGTACGGGTTGACAATCTGCCCGACAGTGATCTTGATGACGTCGAACTTGTTCTTGAGCAGCTGAGTCTGAGCCGCGACGGTATTACTCATCGTCGCGTAGGCTTGACCGAACTGCCCATTAGCATTCTGCATGTCGTGCAAGAAGCCAATGTAGTCGTTCAGCTCACCTGGCTTGAGGAGGACCTGGTCCAAGAACCGTCGAGCCTGAATCGTGCCGCCTGCACCCTTGAAGATATCAACCAACGCTCCGACTCGATCTGCGTTGGGAAGCTTGTTGAGGTAGTCCGAGAGACCCTTCAGGATCTGCTCGAGCGGCAACATGTTGCCCTTGACATCGCGAACCTTGATGCCGAGATTCTCCATGTTGTTGACGGACTTCGGATTCGAGATCGCGTCGAGCGCACGAGCGAATGACGTAGAAGCCATCGCGGCGCTCAGACCGTTACGAGTCAAGTATGCTAGACCAGCCGCAACCTCTTGGAAGTCCTGACCAGCGCGAGTCGCCGATGGGACGACACGACCGAACACAGATGCGAACTCGCCGTAGGTACCAACACCCTTACGCACCAGCTGGAACTGAATGTCGAGGATGTCGTTGACTTTCTCTATTGGCAAGTTGAAGGCGTTCAAGATCGGGATGGTGCCCCGAGTGGCGTCCTGCAGCGACACCTGACCAGCGACTGCTGTCTTCGCAAAGCCTTCAAGCAGGATAGTTGCCTGCTGCAAGTTAGCACTAGTCGACGAGAAGATGTCGTACAGAGCTGGCTGAACCTCTTCGAGGGGCACGGCGATCGTGCGTGCGACCTTCAAGCCTGTGTCGGAGATCTGCTTCAGGCTTGCATCGAAGCCATCAACCTGGGTCTTGGTCAGAGCAACCTGACGCGCATACTCATTCGCGGCATTGGCTGCCGAGAAGAGCATAGCAACACCTAGGCCTCCGGCCAACGCCAAGCCGGAGCCTACAGTGACAAGCGTTGCAGAGATTTGGTGTAGACCGTTGGCAAACCTAACGCTGGCCCTGTGGGTGCGTTCGAACTCAGACGCTTGCTGTCGCAACTGGCCAGTGAAGACCGACATCTCCTTGTTGGCCAGCTTATTAGCTCGCTCGAGGTCAGCTGCCTGTGCACGGAGAGCACGAGCATTCTGCATTACACCTTCGATGCGTGCAGCAGAAGCTCCAGTGCCCCGCATTGCTGCTGCCCTGTTCGCCTCCAGGGTAGCCTTGTTACGAAGTATGTTAATCTGTCGCGTAGCCGCAAGCGACTTCTCAGCTTGCTCCTGCTGGAGGATTGAGGCGCGCTGGCGAAGTTGCTGAGCCTGCGCAAGAGCGCCAGCGCGCCCCAGCTCACGACCGAACCCTCGAACAACACGAGACGCCTCGTCACGAGCCTTGAGGACGAGGTAAATGTTTCGGGTTGCGAGAGCCATGTCTGCTCCTAGCTTACCTTGTTCTTAGACCGTTCAAGCTCCGCCTTCCTCTGATCCGCTAGGAGGACCTGCTCGAGCAAGTATACGAAGTACGCATCTTGATCACGTAGTCCACCTGCTTGTGGAAGACACCCCGTAGCTAGACAAAGTCTGACTAGGCTGAGTACCTCTTGCACTTCCAGATCCATCGGCCGACTCATTACTATGGCTGTGTGGATCCGAAAGGTCAGAGGTGGAATTATTTTCCCTTAGCATCTACCCCTGGAGACTCTTTGGACTGCTTCTCGAAGTCGTTCATCTCGCCGATGAGCGTCGTGATCTCCTGGCCGACGCGCGGGTCGAGCTGACGGATGTGTTCGACGTTCTGGAAGTTGAGCTTGTTACCATGCTCGTCCTCCAGGTTGTGATCCATGACGCACTTCTGGATCTCGAGAATGTTCGCTGCCTCGGAGACCATGGCGATCTCCGCGTCGACGTTGCCGACGGCTTCGGTAGCAAACTTCATCTTCATCGCCTCGGAGTCCTTGGCCATCTTCTCGCCATAAGACATCCGACGGAGTTCGATCCAACCTTCCTCGGATGCCGGCGTTGTGTCCGTGGCATCCGCAGCAGGCAGCGTCGTGAGACTGCGACGCTCTGTGAGCTTTGAAACTGTTGCCCTTGGCATTTTCACCCTCCAGTATATACGAGTAACACGCGGTCCTGCCTTTAGCAGATCCCACAGGGCCGCAACATTCCATTTCCGGATCGAGGTGAGGATCGCCTGCGCCATGTCTGACGATCCTCACCTCTCCCCTTTACTCGTCCGAGGCGGGCGCCGAGTCGGACGAGCTCTCCTCCACCGCGGCCTCCCCAGGCTCCGTGTGAAGGGCTTCCTCGAGGGCCTCGGTGCCCGGGTCCTCGGCGGCTTCCACGTTCGCGGTCTCAGTAGCTTCTTCGGCCGCCATACTCTCTTCGTGCTCGCCCATACTAGCCTCCTTAGACTTGAGTTAGACGTTCCTGCTTGGCTTTGTACTGAGGTTGCACATTCCTTTTGTCTCTATGTAGTCTAACCGAGTTAGACGTTGTTTAGACGCTAACGCTAGCCCAAAGAACTAGGTGAGCTGCTCCTGCGTCTTGATCGTGATGTTGTACGAGTTCCCGGAACCGTCGATCGGGATCTGGTACGCGATGCTGGCTCTCACCAGATCACCCTCACCGCTCAGAGCGACCTCGTAGGTGTCCTTGATCGCAACTGCCGTGAGGAGTGTGATCAGGTTGTTGACGCCCTTCGACGCTGTGATGGTGATCGTCTGGGACGTCAATGCCTTGAAGCCATCGAAGTCGGAGCGGTTGACGAAGTCACGCTCACACGTGAGGCCCATCGCGCGCTCGCCGTAGCTAACGAACTGGGCACCACGGCCGGTGTTCTTCAGCCGGAACTGCGCAGTGGCGTTGTCGTTGCACGTCCACTCGAACGTGTCGACGTCGAACACCGCCGAAGCGGTTGGGATCTCGACGCTGTACTGACCCGCGCCGAACGGCACCGTCGTGGTGAACGCCGGAACGGGTGTGCTCTGGCTCGCTTCGTCCTGGCCGATGATCGACACGCTGAACATCAGCAGGCCGTCGGAGATCGAGAACTTGAACTGGCTCACGACGCACCCGACGTAACCGAACACGACACCAGTGTTCCGCTCGATCGTAATGCTCAGTGAACGCACCGGAAGACCGGCCGGTGTGGGTGTGAAGGTGTAGACGAAGTTCGGAGATGAACCCGTCTTGGCACACGAGGTACGAGACGCGAGGAGGAAGTACGGTACGACGTCCTCCAGCGCCTCCATCTCGATGTCGCCCTCGACGTGAGCGTTGCCCTGGACGGCGCCGATGATGTCAGCCGACTTGCGAATCGGACGACGCCAAACCGTCTCCTGCACGAACTTGAGCGACTCGTTGTTGAACGGGAAGAACTTCGTCGGAGCGACGTACGTACCAGAGACGCTCGCCGAGTTGATCAGCGGGAACGCACCTGCCGGAGCGCCGACAGCCGCATCGTTGAACGACGTGACGGCGCCAAGCGTAGTGAGCAGCAGCTCGGTACCCGTTGCACCGCCAGAAGCCGTCCGGTAGATCTTGTAGCCCGTCGCACCCGTCAGAGCGTTCCAGGTGAGTGCAGCTGTCAGGTTACCGGCAGAAGTCGTAACCGTGACCTCTGTGGTCGTGCCAACCACGATGGCTGTCTCACCGTTGGCGTTGATCGCCGTGATGTAGTACTTGTACGTACCAGCCGTGAGTGCACCACCAGCCGCGGGGTTGCCGACGAAGTTCTGGACTGGCCCGAGAACTTCAGCTGCGATGCCCATCTGACCGGAAGCACCAATATTCTGTGGCATTAGACCTCCCCGGCCTCAGTCGGAGCGTCGGCCGGTACGTCGGGTCCGAGCTCAGCTACGAAGTGCATGTTGTCGGGCCAGGCCATCTTCTGGGGCGGCTGACCCATTACCGCCTCGAACTGACGCATCTGCTCAGCCGTGAGCTCCTTGGTCTCACCAGCTGCGAACGTGCCGACGCCAGGTACCTGACAAGGCAGCTCGGCAGTGACCGTGTACTTGATCATTCTTCCTCCTCACGCAACTGGTAGAGAGGTCTTGTTCTTGCCCTGGAAAGTCAGACGCGCTGTTCTGTACAGGGTTTCCCTCTTGAACGTAAAGCCAGATTCATGGTTGATGACGAACCCATAAATCAGTCGCGGATTGCCTCCGCTGTCCTTGAGCTGCAGGTCCTGGTGCAACCAGTGCTCGATCTGATAGGCGAGATGGTCTACATCCTTTCGCGTCTGCTGAAGCTCCGCAACCGGGTTGTGGTAGACCAGGATGAAGTGTGTGAAGACGTTCTCCGTCATGTTGGGAACGCCAGCTAGGTTCCTTGGACGATCTCCCGACTCGACGCAAACCGACGGAGTGCGAGGAAGTCGCTCTTGGTCGCCATAGTATACGTCCGCAGCTGTAAAGGGCAGCGTGTACGCACCAGCCCCAATGCCGGCAACGATCTTATCAACCAATGCCTGGTTGATTACCGTCAAGTCTGCAGGGTATGGATACGTCACAGTTGGTTCCAGTCCCTTCCTACCTCGGAGACCCTACGTTCCATCCAGGCTATGAAAATCTCCTGGATCGCTTCGACGTCCTCCTCTTGGAACATGATGAAGGGACGTGCGGGAATTACGATCTGCGTCGCACGCCTCTGGTTGGTCGGGTGAAGCTTACCGGACTCAAGCTGCTTGAGTACCTTGTTGATGTTCGTCGGAGTGAGAGGCTTCCCGAGGCTGCTGACAAGGTTGCGCGCAACGTCTCTAAGGCTTCCATATCCATTCTGGTGGAGAGCACCATACCAGACGTGCTCGGGTAGACTCTGGATAGAGGCCGACGTGGGTGTGATCTTCCAGATGGAGAAAGATGTCGCAGCTTCCTCTAGCCTGCCGGAACGCCTCAGGATCGGGTGAGCATTACCACCACGGACCTTAACGGTGTACTCGTGAAGTGGTGCCCACCTATCCGGACGACCTTCTTCCTCGAAGTTCTTCCTGATCGACTCCTGCATGTACATGATGGCTTCGGTGATCGGCTCCGAGAAGTCCTGAAACTGCAAGCCGAGCCTGTCCACGTCCTTGGCGACGATGCCAATACTTGGCTGCAGCTGCCAACCGGCAAGTAGCACGCGTTGCAGCTGTAGGCCGCCGTAGATGGCGTACTTGACATCAGACGGTCGAAGAGGTCCAACCTGTGGCCCTGGACCTTGGCCACGCCCGAACGTCTGGCCAGGGATTGGAGTCATACTATTGCGGATGCCGTACTGGCCCCTGCCACGTGGTATGTTGGGTACGTCACCCCATGGGGTAGTCATGCCTCACCTCCCTGCTAGAAGATCATGCCCATCGAGAAGGCAGCAGGGCCAAGGGAGGGATCGTCAAACGTCGGATCCATAGCCGACGAAGCATCCGTGGGGTAGTACGCAGGAGTACCTGCAACGTCTGGCACGCCCGGGAGCTGAATCGTGCCGTCGATAAGCCCTTCCATGAGCATCTCGGCATTCTGCTTCAACCGGTCGGCGTAGTTGTTTCCCGCCTCGATGTCCTCGCTGTACTGACGATCGTACAGCCAGGCTACGTACATCTTGGCGATGATGACCTTGACAAGAGCTGGTGTGCTCGTGGTGTCTACCCAGGTCGAGGTTGGGAAGGCAGACAAGCGACCGAGAACTTCTGTCTCGATCTGGTCGCTCAGCTTTGTGTCGAGGGTGGAGATAGTCAGCTTCGTACCCTCAACCCATCCCTGGGCGTCAGTGACCGCGATGCGTGACATATCTCCACCCTCCTTCGACTACAGAGCCGCTCTCAGACGGCGGGGGCTGCCGGGTCCGTCGTGCCGGCGGAGGCGTCTGAGGCAGGCTCAGCCGGCTCTGCAGTCGGGCTCTCAGCCGGGGCTTCCGCCGGAGGAGCAGCAGCCGCAGCGGCCGCCTCAGCAGCCGCCTTGTCGGCCAGCGCCGCGTCGAGCTTGGCCTGGAGGTCCGCGATGATGGCGTCCTTCTCCACCATGGCCTGGTCGGCCTCGGTGTCGTACTCGGTCAGGACTCCCGCGTTCCAGAGCTCGATCATCTGTTCCTTGGTCAAGCCGGTAACTGCCTCACCCGGCTTGAACTCGACGTCCTCTTCTGGCGCACGACCAACCCGAATGAGGTTGACCGCACGATACTCCTTCGCCATCTCGTTCCCTCCAGGTCAGGCGATCGCGTTCTTGATCAGGTACGCAGCGATCGCCTTGCCGGCGTCCGCAGTACCCGCGTCGCCCTGGGCGACCAGCTTGATGTCGTAGTACCTACAGACTCGCACGAGGTCGCTCTTGCGAACCTCCTCGCGCCAGCGGTCGACGTACTGCACGGACCCGCCCGGGTTGCCGGACCAGCCGAACTCGTACGCGAAGGCCGGAATCTTCAGGCCGGCACGTGGAGGCACCCACGCGAACAGGGCGTCCTTGCCCCAGAGGTAACCGAGCGTGCTCGGCTGACCTTCGTTCGCGGTGTTGATGCCAACGCCCGGGATGAGGATCTTGTCGATGCCGAGGACGGCGCCGATCAGGTCCGCGCTGACGATGCCCCGCTCCGAGTACTTGATGCGCTCGATGAAGTCCGGGTGGTCCTCGAGCTTGGCCATCACCTGGTAGGGCAGAACGCCGACGTTCGGGTTCATGAAGATGCGGCTGTTGACCGTCACCTTCGCGGTCCGCATGTCGGAGATCGGGTCGGAGTTGATGTAGTCGTTCCACTGCTGCGTGCCGACGAGCGTGACCGTCGAGCCCGACGCGAAGTTGGCGGCCGTAGTCGCCAACGTCTGCATCGCCCTCTCACGACCGAGCATGACACGAGCCGTCACCAGCTCGGTGCCGTCGCGGTCTGGCGCGAGTGGGTTGTCGGCGTTCCAGCGCTCCTCGTCCGTGATCGGGATCTGGAGGCTGTGCTCGGAGGCGTAGTACGTGTCGGTCGACAGCGCGAGTCCGGGGATCTCGTTCGCTGCGGTTCCAGGCGCACGCAGGTCGTTGACGACCAGCCAGCCTTCACGACCGAAGATGTAGTACTTGTCCGTCTGCTTCTGGACGGGCACCAGCGGGAAAAGCTGGTCACCGATCAGACCGGCATTCGGCCACGCGACGGAGATCTGAGTGAGGATCTTGTCGACGTGAACGTTGACGCCACCTGAAGGGTTGTAAACTGCCATGCTGTGTCACTCCCTTCAGATCACAGGACCGGCATGCCGGGCGTGAGCAGGACGTCGATGAGGTCGCCGGCGGCCGGCGTGCCGATGGGAAGCGGGCCGACGACGATGCCGAGCGGGACGTTGGTGGCTACCGCCAGCTTGACGCCGCCCTTGTTGGTCGACGTGCCGGAAGCCGCCACCTTGGATCCGATCACGATCACGCCAGGCGTGTCGCTGACGCGCACCTTCGAGATGCCCAGCACACGAACATCGGCGTTCGCCTTGC